ATAATATTCAAAACAAATCCCTTCAATGGATATAAGCTGGGAGTTGAGTTTGCAGGTAAAATGGTGTTTGCAATCCCACAGAAGAGAATTGATGAAGCCAAGAAAGAACAGAAGAGTATATGTGTTGTCCAAAAACTTGACAAATATCTTTACAAAAAGGGAAAGAAGAATAATGCAATTCCTACATATCAAATACTAGATCCGTATGAAATACCTATCGCATTCGCAGAGTTTGAAGATAAATGGGGCAGAGAAGAAAAGTATATGCTTTGTTACTTTGAGTGGAAACCTACTGTACAACAGACTTTATTCTAGTTAAGAGAATATACTTGACAGGGTCGTCAGGAGTATGTATAATGTAGTATATATAAATTAAAAGAGTGTAAGGTATGAAGATTTTAAATATAAAGTCAAAGAAGTTTAAGACTTTCTTGCAGAGTATAGATTTACTAGATGGTCAGAGAAGAGGAGAGGTAATTTTTAGAAGGGTGTTCTTCTTAGTGTCTATTGCAATGTTTATTTACTTAATGCTTGTTATATTTGTAGGGAAGAAAGAAGATATTGAGAGTTCTATTGTACCAGAGAAAGTAGAAGCTCAGGAAGTGAAAGACAGGGTAGAGTGGATAAATGGGGATAGAGTAACTACAAAGGCAGATGGAAGTATGGAGGTAGTACCAGCAGAAGTATTTATGAGTGCAGAACAGTTAAAAGAGAAGGATCTTAATTATCAGAGGGCTAAGAAAATAGAAACATATCTTAGAGTAAACAGAAATAATGCTCCATTGGCTGATTATGCTGATAAGTTTGTAGAAGTAGCTAATAAGTATGGGCTTGACTACAGACTGCTTCCGGCAATATCAGTTATTGAAAGTGGTGGTGGTAAGAGTTTATTTAGAGCTTATAATGCATGGGGATATGGTAAATATAGTTTTAATAGTTTTGAAGAGGGTATAGAAATAGTAGGTAAAGGGATAAAGGAAGGATATATAGACAAAGGAAGGGTTACTCCAGCTCAAATAGCTCCAATCTATTGTCCTCCTAATGCAACTAACTGGGCTAGGAGTGTGCAGAAGTTTATGAATCAAATTGAAAGCATGTAAACAAATGAAAACAAAAAGGGAATATAAATTATAAAGATAACACAGAGTTTAATTGTGGGGATAAATATGATAAGCCATTATGTAAACAATGTAAAGAAGGTTTAGAAGTCATAGGGAATGCTTATGAGAACCCTGAGTTGATATCTAAATTATTAAAGGAAGGAAAAAATGAAGAAGATAAAAAAGTTAGAAATACCAGATTTAATAGTTGGTAATGTCTATACAAATAAACAGCAAATAGAAATATTTAACAAGATCAATGAGATAATAGATTACCTTAATCAGTCCCAGAAAGAACAAGAAGAAGAACTTAAAGAAGAAGATATGTTAAGATGGTTAAGAAATGGTGGTGTGTTAAAGGTAGAATCAGAGAAGCAGGAAAATAGTAGACAATACAAAGCATTTAAAAACAGAGGAGAATTAGAAGACTTTCTACAAGAGAAGGATAGGTTTCATTCATATACAGAGAATGAAATATGGTATGATGTCCCCTCTGAAGAGAAGCAAGAGAAATGGGGAGAGATTCTAAACTTAGATAGACAATTGTTCTCACTCTTAACAGATGAAAAAATTAAGAAGTTTATAGAAGATTACAGGTATTCTCTCTCATGGCAAGAGGCTAAGAGGGCTGAAGCAGTTTTTAATATAAAAGAACATTTGTATTATGGTATTAAAGATATAGTATCTCAACTTCTATCTGAAAAAGCAGAAGAAGCAAAACAAGAAGTATTAAGGGAGTTGTCTTATGAAATAGATAGAATAAAGCTAGATAAACTTATAAATGAAAATGTCTAAATTATTAAAGAAGAAAAGATGAAGAAAAACAAAATTATATTAATAATCGCAAGTTTCGTTCTCTTTCTAGTAAATGGAGTTGAATTGGATGGTAGAGGTTATCCTAAGAATATTAATTTAAAAAGGTAGTTAAAATGATGAGAAAATTATGGACACAAAGAGAGGTAATTGAAATAGCAAATTTTTTGCATGTTCAAAGAGAGAAGTTTAATAACAATTCTCTTAATTACTGGAGAGATAAAAAGGTGTTTCCTGATCCTGTAAATGCTGAAAAGGGAATGTATAGCTGGTATAGGACAGATGATGTTATTATTGGGATTTTAGGAATAGCTAAAAGAACTAGACCTCCCGTAAAGATAACACAAGAAGATGTTGAAATGGCTATGAGTAAAGTCTTGGAGTCTAACAAGGCTAAGTATATATCTAAGATGTTAAGACAATAAGTAATATGGAATTGATACTTGGAGATTGCTTGGAAGAATTAAAGAAGATAGAGGATGGCAGTATTGACTGTGTTATTACTTCTCCACCTTATGAGGATATTGCAGGTGCAGGGTATACAGCTAACTCTAAAGATGTTTTATTCCTAAAACTGTATTCTGAGTTTATAGACAATCTTTTTGTAGAATACAAGAGGGTTTTAAAAATGGGTGGACAGGTATTTTTTAACATAAAATCTAAGACAGCCAAAACAGTATTGAGAACTCCACATTGGATTGAGTTTACAGAGGGATTTAAACTACTAGATTTTAAAAGTTATATTATCTGGAAATATGCAGGTAGTTTTGATAGTACCAATAAAAGATTCCATTTGGATTATGAGATTATATACCATCTTTCTAATGGGGATATTACAATTCCAGAGAATAAGAATATAAAAGATAGTTTAACATCTGTTTGGTATATACCACACAATATTAAAAACAGGGTACATCCTACACAAATGCCAGAGAAGGTTGTGGAGAATATTGTAAACAGAGCTGGTATAAAAGGGGTTGTTTTAGATAACTTTATGGGTAGTGGAACTACTGGGGTTGTTTGTAAAAGAAAGGGTATAGAGTTTATAGGGATAGAGTTAAATCCAAAGTATTTTGATATAGCGAAGCAGAGAATAGAAAATACTCCTAATAGTTTATTTATCTAAATTAACAACAAAGTAATATGGATGGAGATACGGATGGAAAACCTTAAAGACATACTAAAAGAATATAAAGTAAAGCAGGAAGGTAAGTCGCTTCCTGAGTGGCAAGTATGGGCTTTGGATTTCTGTAAGAAGTATGGGGTCAATAGGAAAGAGTATGCAAGGATCATGAGTGTAGCTAAACAGCATCAGGATAAAATGGATTATCTCAGGTATGTAGAAGGATGGCTGAGTGATTACCCTGATATAAGAGGTAGTGTTCTGAGGTTATTCTTCTGGAAAATTGGTGAAGATAATAAGAGGAATAAACCTAAAGAAAAGGAATCTAAATTTATTTATATATAATAATATGACAATTACAGAAAGGATAGAGATAGGGTTACTGGCAATTGTGGCAGTTGGTATTGGAGTTGCTGGTGTACATCTTCTGATCTTAACTTTACAATTTGTGTATTCTTTAATCTAAGGGGGTAGTGTGCTACAATATATTAAGCTATTATGGCTGTTATATAAGATGTAATAGTTTAATGTATGAAAGTAACTGAAAAACAGGTTAAAAAGGTTAAGAAAACAAAGAAAAAACTTCCAATTTACTACAAAGTTGGCAGACCAACTAAGTATAAGAAGAAATATTGTAAAGAATTGATTAAGTATTTTGATGTTAAACCTACTCACAAAGAGAAAGTTGTAAAGATTATTAAAGGAGTACCTATTGAGGTTGAAGTTGAAAAAGCTAATCCTATTCCTACTTTTGATTCATTTGCAACAGAGCATTGTGGAGTAAATCAGGATACATTTTATGAGTGGGTTAAAGTTCATCCGGAATTTTCCGAGTCTTTTAAGAGAGCAAAGTCATTCCAGAAGAAGATGATTTTATATCAATGTTCATATGGGTTTATTACTCCATCATATGCAGTTTTTCTAACAAAGGCACTTACTGATTTAAATGATATATCAAAAGTTGATGTTACAACAGCAGGAGAGAAAATTGATAATGTCAATTTATCTAGTGTATTATCTGAATTAAAGGAGAAGTCTGTTGATGAATTACAAAGAGAAACTTGAAGAAAGATTCAAGATAAAGAAAATGTGTGAATCAGATTTAGAATATAGGAAAGAAGTATTGTTAAGATGTGCTGATGATTCTGTATTTTGGTGTAATAATTTCGCATATACATTTGATCCAAGAGAGAAGAATAGAAATCTACCATTTATTTTGTGGGATAGACAGGTTGAATATGTGAGATGGGTTGAAAAGTTGTTAAAGAATCATGAAGATGGACTGATAGAGAAGAGTAGAGATGTTGGAGTATCCTATACCACTCTAATTGCAATTGTTCTTTATCAATGGCTCTTCCATGACTTTAATGCTTTAATTGGTTCAAGAGTAGAGAGTAAAGTAGATAAGACTGATGATCCTGATGCATTGTTTTGGAAGATAGATTATAACTTGAGGAGGTTACCAGCATGGATGCTTCCTGATGGGTTTAGTATGGACAAGCACAGAACATATATGAGGTTAAGCAGACCTGATAATGAAAATGTAATTACAGGTGAAAGTAGTAATCCTAATTTTGGAAGAGCTGGAAGATATAATCTTGCATTGTTTGATGAGATGGGATTTTGGAGTAATGCTAAAAGCTCATGGGAAAGTAGTGGTTCTTCTGCGACAACAAGACTTGCAATCAGCACACCACCAGAGTCTGGAAAGGCAAGTTTCTTTTATAAGTTAAGACAATCAGGAAGAACAAAGATATTTACATTCCACTACAAAGATGATCCTAGAAGAGATGAAGAGTGGGAGAGAGAACAAAGAGCAAAGCAGAGTGCAGAAGAGTTTGAAAGGGAAAGGAATATATCTTATTCTGGAAGTATTGAAGGGAAGGTGTATGCATCAGAGTTTATGCTAGTACCGGTTGTAAAGAGTAAGTACGATCCATTACAGCCATTGTATGTATCATGGGATTTTGGATTGGATGGAGTAGCAATGCAATGGTATCAATGGAATATTGAAATGGACAGATGGAGGTTAATTGATTCATACTTCAATACAGATAAAGACATAAAGTTTTATATTCCTTTTGTAACTGGGCAGATTCTTTCTGATAGAGCATATGAGTATAGTGATGTTGATTTACAGATAATTGCAAGACACAGATACTGGCAACCTGCTACTCATTTTGGAGATCCTGATGTTAAGAAGAGAAGTTTATTAGACAAGAAGAGTACAAGGGGTGTACTTGCACAATATGGTATTTATGTACAGAGTAAAGAGTGGGCAGGAAGAACACATTATGACCTTAGACAGAAAGCATTACTATTCATGAAGAAGCTGGAAGTAGATGAAGATAATAATGAGTTCTTTATTGAAAGTATTATGCAAAGCAGATACCCAGAGAGAAGTGAAACAAGTCAAGCTACCACTCCAATACAAGCACCAATACATGATATATATTCACATCACAGAAGTTGTTTTGAGTACATGGCAGATAATGCTCCGACAAAAGAAGCAGAAGCAAGAGTAGAGATTGGAAAGAATAAACTTGTAGTTAATGATATATATTAGTATTATATATGTATGAGAGATTCAAAATTAAATCCTGAATTAAAAGAAAGAGTGTTAGAAGTTAGAATTACAAAACTTGAAGGTGCATTGATAAAGAAACTTAGAGAGCTTGACTATGGGAAGTTTACTATTGTTATTCATAAAGTTGAAGGTCAACCTATAAGGGTTGAAGTAACGGAAGTAAATAGTTCAAGTGTTCTTCAAGCAAGGGATGGGCTGGAATTAGAGGGTGCTACATATGTAGACACATTTAATTTAAAATCAGATGAAAATGGCAATTACTAAAAAGAAAGGAAATGTAAAGAATATTGCTGATACACAAGAAAAGCTTGATATGACAGTAAAAAATGAAGCTCCTACAGCCCCTACAACAAACGGAAAAGAGATTAAGGGCATGTTAGACCTTGAATTAGAGCAAGAAGATGAGAAAAAACTACTTGTACAGGTAAAAGCAGAGTATGAATTTGCGACAAGAGGGTTAGATAGTTGGATAGATAAGAATCTTAAAAGATTAAGATTGTATAACAATCAGAAAAGAGATGATGATTTAGTAGGAGAGCCACTTTTGTTTACTCATATGAATACATGGTTAGCTTCATTGTATGATGATGAATTGGACAAGGTATGGATTGCTAGGGAAGATGGAGATATTGAATCAGCAGAGAACCTTACCAATGTTGCTGATTATGATGTTGAGTTAATGGGGAAAAGAGAATTAGATTTGAATATTTTATGGGATGCACTCTTTTATTCTTATGGACTTGTTGATATGTTGGAATTTGATATTGATAAGAAATGTCCAGCTCCATCAGTTATTGATCCAACTTCTTTTTATTATGATACTCTTTCTTCTTCAATAGATGGCAATAGTGTGAATAAAGGTGGAATGAGATTTCTTGGTTGGACACTATACATGAGTCAGAGAGAAGTAGAGAATAGTTTGTTTCTGAATGCAGATGCATTGGATAAGCTCAAGAAGGTAAGCAAGAAGGAGAGTAATAAGCAAGAGGAAGCAAGGAGAATGAGAATTGAAGCATTGGGAGGGGATATAGTACATTTTGATAATAATGAAATGAATGACAACAATGTTTATGAAGTACTACAATGGAGAACATGGTGGAATGGAAAAAAAGTGTCATTACTGCTCACTCCGGATATAGACTCTATACTTTGTGCTAAAATACTTCCAGTTGATGACAAAGGGAAACCTCTATCATGGTGGGTAGCAGCAAAAAGAATAAATCCACAGCCACATCAGTTTAAGGGTGTTTCATTACCGGATATATTAGAAGATAAGCAAAGAAAGAAGGCAGTACTTGTTAATGATATTCTTAATTTATCAAGGATAACTGTATACGGTTCTCATGCATTTAATAGAAATTTGATAAAGAACATAAATGATTTAAAGTGGGGATATGATAAGTGGATAGCTGTTGATGGAGATCCACGATCTGCAATTGCACCAGTATATAAGGACAGTCCTAATCTTAACACACTTGATAATATGCTCAATTACTTAGATGTATCAGCTCAAACTGCGAGTGCTACTCCTTCTTTACAGCAAGGTGTATTGAGTGAACAACAAAGGACACTTGGAGAATTACAACTTGTAAGTGAGAGTAGTAAAACAAGGTATTCACTTGCATTAAAATCTATTGCAAGTGGTGATAAAGACTTCTGGAATTTGTGGTACTTGTCATACAAGGTATTTTTCAATGAAGGTCTTGGCGAGAAGGTTATTAGAATCTCTGGTTCAACTAGAAGTTTTAGAAGTATTAGCAAGAAAGATATTACATGTAAGATTGATCCTGATGTAAAGATTACAAGTAGAGCATTATCAGAAGCAAGTAAAGCAAGAAAGTTTGCTCAATATGCTGGTATTCTCAATATGATTATGCAAGATCCTGATGCAGACAAGAGAGCAGGGCTTAAATACGGTATGCATCTTATTAGTATGGATAAAGATGAAATTGACAATATACTTCCTCCAACAAGAGATGAAGTTATTGCTAAGGAGCAGAATGACATGATGGATAGAGGANNNNACAAGGAAGCAAAAGATTCAAAGATTAAGGACAATCATATAATGTTGCATATCAAAGCTCTAAAAATGGAGCAGATAAATCCAGCACTTAATCCAGATCAAAATGAGCTTGGAATGGGTGAAGAGCAGATAGCTCCACAGGGAAGTACACCTGTAATGCCACTTCCAAAAGAGTAACTAACTTAAATATATAAAAGAATGAAAGAGATGACAATTGAAGAATATACACAAGCAATAATGACAAAAAATGGTAGGAATGATATTGTTCATAAATTAAAAGAGCTTGTTGAGAGTGATTGTTGGAAGNNCAAATAGATAAGTTTTGAAGAGTTGCAAAAAATCAGGATTAGATTGTATTATATAAAAGAGCTTGTTGGTATGCCGGAAACTTTTATCAAGGATATTTCGGAGATAGAAGATAAAGAAGTACCATCAGAGATATATTAAATAATTTTTTATTATTTTAGTTATGACAGAAGAAGTAAAAGAAAAACTTACAGATCAGAAAGAAGATGCAGATGAGCAGACTTCTACTGATAATACTACAGATGAAAATGCAGAGGATTATTTTAATCCATTTGCAGATGTGTCTGATGATAGTGAAGAGGAAGTAAAAGAAGAGAAAGAAGCAAAGGAAGGAAAAGATGAGAAAGAAGAGAAGGTAGAGAAAGAGCAGAAAGTAGATAAGTCTTTAATTGAGTTAGAGGAAGTGAAAGCAACAGTACAAGCTCAAAAGGATGTTGCAAAACTTATTAAAGAGAATCCAATGTATGCAGACTGGGCTGATGAGATTGCAGATATAGCAGCAAAA